ATATTTTTCCGCTTTTTTCACGTACCTTAATGTAGAAGTCGGGATAATATCTGTGTACTCTTCTATCTATAGGAGATCTGTATGGTATTGCGATTTCCTCACTCCCCCACTCTAATATAGAGGGTGTGCTATCACAATATTTCATGTATTTTTTCTCCCATAGTGATCTATACACTATGTTAGTAGGATTACCACGGTACTTCCTTGGGTTTAAAGGTTTATAAAGTCCAGAGTAAGCCATATATAATATATAATCCAACAGTTATATTTAGAGTGACAATAACTAAAATAGATCAATTCATGAGTAAAATTGGTAAGAAGAAAGGTATGTCTCTTACCACTGGTTTTGATGTGCTCTTTGATTTTGGTCCTAAGAGTAAATTTCCTCAAAAATATTATTTTAATGGTGATGAAGATGTAGTTCACATGTTATGTGATGAAGCACAGTTACCTAATGTACAAACTGCAACTGGTCAGATGAGTGGAAGATATCTTGGTGAGTCTGCTGTTCAGTATCCTCATTCAAGGATGTTTACTGACCTTGGTTTGGGATTTCTTTGTGATGCGGAATTAACACCATTAAAATTCTTTAATCATTGGTATAATTGGATGTTTGCTGATTCTGGTAAGGTAACAGGTAATGATTATTGGGATGCTAGAAGTGAGAATGCAAGTCCTAGAAATAGAGTTAATAGGTTAAAATATCAGGAGGAGTATGTTGCTGAGTTAAAGATAATTAAGACAGAACCAGATGCTACTGCTGCTAATGGTAGAGCACCTATAACATACATTCTTGAAAATGCTTATCCTTATGCTATAGATGCAGTACCTCTTTCTTATGGTACTTCACAACTTACACGAGTTAATGTAAATTTCCATTATTCAAGGCATACAGTTATTTACGGTGATCGTAAATCTTCAAGTCAGCAACTTGATCCAGATGATCCTGCATTTGGTAATTTTGGTTTGACAGACGGGCGTGTTGGAGAGACAGTTATAGGAAGGGGTGATTAGTACCAGCAAATTCGGATTTTTGATTCCATAAAACTTGGAAAATTTACTCGGCAAATTTTTTGCTGAAAAAGTCGCTATATATAAATATACGACTTGAAATCATTTTTATGGCATTACCGAAGATTGGGTATCCTACGTATGAACTTGAATTACCCTCTACAGGAAAAACTGTTAAATATCGCCCATTTCTTGTAAAAGAGGAAAAAGTGCTTTTAATGGCACTTGAAGCAAAAGACGAAAAACAAGTAATTAGTGCAGTTAAGGATTTAATCAAAAATTGCGTTATTTCACGACTTAAGGTAGATAATCTTCCAAGTTTTGATCTAGAATATCTCTTTTTAAAGATTAGAGGAGCATCTATTGGTGAAAACATTACTTTGACAGTAACATGTCAAGATGATAATGAAACTACGGTAGAAGCAAATATCAATATTAATGAAGTAGCGGTTTTTAAACCAGAAGGACATGATAAGAAGATTATGTTTGATGATAAGACTGGTATTGTGATGAGATATCCTAGTATGAAAGAATTTGTTGATAGAGAGTTTTTACAGAAAGAAATGAAGACCGAAGAGGTTTATGATTTTATCGCAGATTCTATAGATCAGATATTTGATGATGAATCGGTATATGATGGAAGTACTACTACAAAGAAGGAATTCCGCACATTTGTTGATAGTTTGACTACTAAGCAATTTGAGAAAATTCAAAAGTTCTATGAAACTTCTCCAAAATTGAGTCACACCTTTAAGGTCACAAACCCCAAGACTGGAAAGGAATCTGAGTACACGATTGAGGGTCTACAGAGTTTTTTCGCATAGCACTCTTTCAGAATAATCTGGAAGGGTATTTTAGAATGAACTTTGCTCTCATGCAGTACCATAAATACAGTTTGAGTGAAATTGAAAATATGTTACCTTGGGAGAAAGAGGTTTATACTACTTTCTTAGTCCAATATCTTGAAGAACTCAAACAAAAACAAGAAGCAGCTAAAGCGAAACGATAGTGGCATCACTCCAAAAAACAGCAACAAGAGATTTATCAACAGCAATTGCTGGTAAAATTTGGGAAGCCATAAAAGATGCTGATGAGAGGAGACAATTAGATAAAAAGAAAGCATCTGAAGATGTTAAGAAAGCAGCAGTAAAATTAAAAAAGGATGATCCAAATTCTTTACCTGTACAGGATAAGGATCTTGGAGAAACAGTTGTAAGAATATTTGGACCTTTAGAAGGAAAATTACTTCAAACTGAAGGTAAGGTTGAAAATCTGTCTGGTAAGATTACAGCAGTAGCAGGTAGTGTATCAGATACTCAAAAATTAATTATTAATCAAAATCAACTCTTAGAAGATAAGTTTGATAAGATGTTGAATATTGTTGGTGAAAGAGCAGCAATAAAAAAGCAGAAGGAAGCAGAAGATAAATTTGAGCAATTGGAAATGAATTTGGAAGGTGCTATGGACCTTTCAAAAACTTTTGGGTATGAGAAAGCTAGTGGAAGAAGTGGATTTGGTGTATTAGGTGCTATTCTTTCTAACGTAATAGGAAGAAGATTAACAAGAAGACTTACGAGAAATTTATATAAGTCAATAGTACCAAAGGGGTTGCAAGCAAGAGCAAGACTTTTAAGTAGATCTTTAAGACCTTTTCGTAAAGTAGCAAGAGTAGCTAGTAGGGGAACTAGAGGAATAACTTCTGCTGTATTGATGCCTTTTGTAAAAAAAGCTTTATTGAGGTTTGGTAAACAACAGTGGTTTAGACAAGCATTTAAATTTGGTCAACTTGGTGTTAAAACTTCAAGGATGATTGCTGGAAAGGGTGCTTATAGATCACCTTTGCTTCGTAGTAATAGGTTTTTTAGGCATGGTTTAGGAAATGTCTTTAATAGAATGCGTCTTTTTAGAGCAACTGGAACATTTAATGCTGATCGTGTTGCTCAGATATTCATTGATGAAATGGATAGAATGAGAATAATGGATGATATTACAGCTGCAAATTTGAGAAATCAGGGAAGAATAAAGGCAAAATCATTGACTTCATTGACTGGTACAACAGCTGAAGATATAACGAGTAGAATTGCAGGTAAGGGTGTTAGAAAAATTACTAAGAAAGCAACTACTGAAGCTTTAGAAAAATCTGCTCGTAGGGGTGGTAGTGCAGCTGCTTCAGAACTTACAGAAACTGCTCTTTCTAAACCTTTAGTTAATGTATTAAAAAATCCAATCATTTGGAATAAAATTTCCAAAAAGATGGGGCCTGAATTTATGGAAAAGATGGCAGTGAGATTAGGTGTTGGTGGTTTTAAATCTGTTGGTGTTGGACCAGGAACTGCTTATGCTTTTGGTGAAGGTTTAGTACGTTTAAGTCCTGCTTTTGGTGGAAGTGACCCTACAGGTATGTTGATGTCATTTGGTAGTGCTATTCCTTGGGCTGGTTGGGGTGTTACTATAATGGATATTTTACGTGATATTGATCGTGAAGCATTTGATCAATATATTCTACCAAATATGTTTGCATTGGATGACGCTACTATTGCTAATTATTTCAAAGCTGCTTTAGATATTGATACACCACAATTTGAAAGAGGAAATGTTAATATTACAGGTGATATGGGTGGTACTGCTAGTTCTATATCAGAAATACTTAGTGTTACAAAAGCATTTGGTGATGCAGCAGGGTTTAGTGGTGAAGTTCAAGGACAAATAGATGCAGCAGGATTAAGTTCTTATCCTATACCTAAAGGAAATTATCATTTTGATGTAGGTGGAAGAGGTTCTCTTTCTGGTGTTATTGAAAAGGGTAAAGAGGAAGAGAAAGAACTTAAAAAGGCTGAGAAGGAAGAAGATAAAAGAGCACTCCTCTTGAAGCTTCAACAAGAAGAAGAAGCAAAAAATAATAACAATAACAAAGACAATAATACAAATAATGATGTTAATCCAAAAGAAGAAGGGGGTAGCAAGTGGTACAATCCTTTCAGTTGGGGAACAAATGGAGGCGGTGGTATTGGAGGAGATGATAATGTTCAAGCAAGAACTCCTATTATGGGGGGAGATGGTGCAACAATAGAATTTTGGGGTCAACAGGGTAGAGATCTTTCTGGTGAACCAGGAGTTGATTTCAGTTATAAAGATTATAAGAGCAACTATAATTTATTTCCTGGATATGTTCTTGAAACTGGATTGTTGTATGGTAATAGGTATGGAAATGTCGTAGTAGTTAGAAGTGTAGATCCTAGTAATGGTTTGGAGTTTGATTCACTTTATTCTCATTTCCCTGATGGTGGAATTGCTGTTCAAGCAGGTCAGATAGTATCTGCTGGAGAATATCTCGGTAAGGTTGGATTTGTGAGTGTAGATACACCTGGAGTACCTCAAATGCAACCTAACAATGCTGGTAATATGTCAGGATGGCATACTAGTGTTGATTTCTTTGAGCCTGGTAGTTCTGCACGTTATCGTAATCTAAGTGTAATACAAAGTTTGATTACAGGTGCTGATGGTCAATCACCTGTTGGATTGTTAGAGCAATTAAAACCACCAACTACTACTAATGACGATCAAAGTTCGTTAAATAACATTGAAGCAAATAGTAAAATATCGTCAACAATGACGGGAATGGTTGAAAATGGTAGTATGGAGCGTCAAATGACTAAAAGAAATAGTTTAAAAAGATCTCCTATTGTCATTGTTAATAATCAGATTATTAAGACTAGTACAAATTCAATTAGTTTGAATACTAATAATCAAAGTGGTGATTTCTTTGAAGCATATAACTTAGCAAGGTATACAGTCTAATGGCAGGATTACAGAAGACATATTCAGGAGATTTAAGTACTAGCATTGCTAGACAACTTTGGACTGCTAGAAATATTGCTGCTGCTGCGAAGGAAGATGCAGTAGATGTAGCAAAAGCATATGGTGTGGATCCTATGCTTCGTAGAGGTGAGTTTTTTGGACATGCTTTAGGTTCCATGGCTACTTCTAGATTACCTAAAAGATTCCAACATCAAGTGCCATCGGTAACGATGGGAAATCCTTCTTATATTGCAAGAGGACAGAGAAGTAATGACCCGTTAATGGGTACTCCTGCACATCTTAGAAATCTTCCAGAATATCAAAATATAGCAAGTCCAGAAGAAAGAAAGTTTAAATCAAATATATCTAAAATTCCTGGAGCACCAACTACCACCAATACTAAAACTAGAGAAAAAGGTGTTGTAGTTAAAGATCAAAAACTTGGCAATTTCTTAGCTGCTGTAGCACTTTCATTGAGTTCTAGTCTTAATTCCATTAATAAGAAGATGGATGAAGCGAATGAAGGTGTTATTGTCGCTAAAGATGGAATTGATCTTACTTATAAGAAGTTAGAAGAAAATTCTGATAGTCTTGAGAGTAAGTTAGATTCTATTATTGATGCATTGAGATTTGCAAATCTCACTGAGGATCAGAAAGCAGATAGAAGAGAAACAGCAGCAAAACAACGTGAACAGGACATGGAAACAGACATGTCATCTGCTAATAGAATATTGATGCAAGACATGGATCAGGAAGAAATCCGTGCTATGAGAGAAGAAGATAAGATGGATGATGATAGAGGTCCAATAACTAATACTTCTACTCCAACACAAAATGCTGAACAATTAAATCTTGATATTGGTGGTCTTCCTAGTGCAGAAGATGGTGGTATAATGTCTGGTCCTGATAGTGGATATCTTGCTGTTCTTCATGGTGATGAGGCAGTTATTCCACTTGACAATAATTTCACTCAAGGACAAGCTACTGCTACTGGTAAACAAGTAACATCCAATATGCCAATGTTGGAAAGAGGTACAGATAATCTTGGTTCAATGAAACCAAAAATGCTCCCTTGGGGTGGCATGAGAAGACCACCTGCTGTTAATGGTAGTATTAATATAGGTGGAATTGGTGGATCTGAGTTAGCGGCTGCAATACAATTACCATCTAAGGCAGCTGGTATAGTTACTATGGGATTAATGGGTAATGTTATGAAGCATGGCAATCTTCCACCAGGAGTTGTAGCTCATATGAAATCTATTAGTGCTCCTATAGCTGCTACATTTGGAGTATCTGATTTAATGGCTGCTGATTTAACAGAGCAATCAGAAGAAGAGTTTGCTGCTAACCAAAGACGACAGGATGTTCTTGCAGCAAATCGTGGTAGGGAAGGTAGAGAAAAAGGTATATTGGGTAAGATTAAAGAATTTTTATTTGGAACAGGTGGTGGATATAGAGGAGTTGGTGGAGGTGGTACATATCGTAATAGGACTGGTGGTGGAACTGGTGGTGGTAATATAGCTTGGGGTAAGAAGAAACAGAAAGAGATAACTTCTAAGGCAGATTTTGGTTCTATTAAGAGAAGAACAGCAACTACTGATGCTTATATGGTAGAAGCTGGTATGTTAGATCCATCTGCATTTGAGAATAAGTATGGTATTAGTGCTGATAAATGGTTGAGATTACCAGATTATCCTACAAATCAGTCTTCTCTTGATAGTCCTGTATTTACTAAGACTGTTTCCTATGAGAATGCCTTTGATTATAATAATTTTGATTCACCTCAGTATGGATTGAGAACTTCTGAGATAGCATATAATATGTCAATGGAAGATGAAGTAAAGGGTATTCTTGATGGATTATCTGATCCAGATAGTCAAGTTATTATGAATAATCAAACTGCTTCAACAGATTCTGATAATCAAATAGAACATTCTGCTATAGCAGTAAGAGGAAATCCTTTGAAAGAAGGAACTTATTTATCACCATACTCGGTATAATTAAATGGATAAACAGTACGCAAGTAGTTTTGAGGTTAAGCAGATTGCCATTTATAAGGTAGGCAATGAATCTAAGCCATATGCTAACCTTTCTGGTGATATGTGTAAGATGTTTCAGTACTTTGAAGACATCTTTTGGCCATCATATGCTGCTACTATGGTGATACAAGATAGTGCTCAGAACCTTATTTCTACTATGCCTATCCAAGGTGGTGAGAAGGTAGTAGTTGAAGTTGATGATTTAACAGGAACTTCAGGTGATAATGATGGAGTTTATAGTTATGAGTTTCGTGTCTGGAATATTTCTAATAGAGTTAGTACCATAAGAAATCAGACATATACGTTGGGTTTAATATCCGAAGAGGGATTGAGAAATGAAGCTAAAACTGTTAATAGGATTATAGAAGGTAACACTTCAACACAGGTTAAAAAGATTCTTGGAGAGTATTTGGGAGTACCTGATCAGAAGATGGATATAGAGGCATCTGCTTCAAATATAAAGATTCTTCCAATGAAGAAGTCTCCATACACTTTTATTAAATCTCTTTTACCGAAGACATTATCAGATAAAGCAGCAGTTAATATAAAGAAATCTGATGTAAGTAAAACAGAATTGGATACTAATATTACTGATGGACCTGATGCTGAAGCGAAGGCAGGAACTGGCACTGCTGGATACTTATTTTTTCAGACTCATAGAGGTCATGTATTCAGATCTATTGATAGTTTAGTTTCTAGCACTCCTTCAGAGTATAATGGAACTCCAGTTCAATCAGGAATATTCTTCTATCAACCTGCTAAGATGAGTGATCCTTCTCTCTTTAGAATACAAGAGGTGATATTTGGAAGAGAATTTGATATGATTAAGAAGTTGAGGGAAGGTCATTACTCCTCTGTTTTGTGTAGTTTCAACATAAATACACTAA